CGCTTTAAAAATGATATGAGAATTATTGAGGTTCCAACCGACAAGCCAAGCTTGCTGGCATTCCTCAACGAAAATCAAGTTGGCTCATTTGATGCTCTTGGCAGTAAGCCAGCCGATAACCAACTTTCCGATATGATGGGTGGCAATCCTTTAGACAGCTTTCCAGATGCCCCTTTAAGATTTAAGATGAGCCACGGCCCTGATGGTGATGTGCGCTTGTCACGGCAGAACCCAGACAGCCACCCGCACCGCTGGGATACTATTCGGGAATGTGCTGAGAAAGCATCCTTCAAGGATCTAGGCGTTGCTCTGGCAGTGTTAATGAACCGGCTGGATGAGGTGGCCGATCAAGTCTCATAACCTGTCAAGGTAACAACTGGCAGCAGTTTATCCCAAAGAGTTTGCTATTAACTTAATTAGGTTTTTAGCAAACTTTTTTTCTTGATGCGTAGGCTGTAACGTGTATGATGTCAAACATGGTCAACAAGGAGAACGCCATGAGCTACAATTGCAAGAAATGTAAAGGAACGGGCCTTATCAGTTACTCACACCGGCACAACTGGTTTGATGACCGTGTAACCATCACAGAGGCTTGTGACTGCAACACAGGCCCAACCGATGCTGAAGTTGATATGCTCAACGCGCAGCTTAAATCTGCTTCGCTTTATGGCACGTTAGATGAGATCATCAAGATCGTGCAAAGCATCAAGCACACTCCAACGCGCAACCAGCTATGGCGCAGCTATGGAGTTATCAATGACTAATTGGGTACAAGACATTATCATCACCGTGGCGATTGCTGCGGTGGTGTTAGGCTGGATCTTTGGCGTTAGCATGGGGTGGATGTAATGTCATATGGCATATGTTATCGCGGCCCATATTATGTTTACGCCTTTATGAACGATATGAATGAGTATTTATATATTGGCAGAACCAGAGATATTCATCAGCGCATTTCTCAACATAAAGGCACAAAGCATTGGTTTTCAGAAGTTAAGGAAGTTTGGTGTCAAGAAATTTTTACTGACCAATATTTAGAAGTAAATGACCATGAACGCACTTTGATTGATTTTTTTAAGCCAAAATACAACAAGACCGTTCATAAACAGCCAAGACTAGAAACGCCGCCAATTTATAAATGCGAGTTTATTGTTAGTGAAAGGTGTGACGCATGACTTTATCTGAACCTGTTTTCATGGCCTTTGTCATTTTTTCATCACCAGATGAATGCAAGGCGTTTTCTGAATATTATAATCTTGAGCGCCTTTTTCAGCCTCAATGCGTAGAGATGGGCGGTGAAGCAGATTACCGCCGCCCTATACCAAACATCAAGCCACGGCCACGGCCAGAACAAGGAGAGCAAAATGGATAAATTTATGCATTACGTTTGCGACAGATTAGAAGCCATGATGAGAAATTCAGTAGAGCATGGGCCAGTAATTAATAAGCTTACCAATAAAAGGGATAAGTTTGTTTCGGTAGATGTGATTGACGAATTTGTACAAGAGATAATTCTTAATCTTGGCGTCAATCAGAGAATAGAAAGAAAAAAGAGCGGAGAAATCTTTTTAGAGGATCTTCAAAGTAAAATTAAAAACGGGCCGAAAAGGGGCAGATAAATGGAAACTTGGGCAGAAATCCGCAACCGTCACCAGCAAGAAAAAATTGCTTTGGTCAAATCACTTGCTGATGATTACACTTATGCACAGGCCGCAAGCATTTTGGAATGGGATGCTAAGAGCCTTGTAAGATTTTGCCACTATTGGCAGATAAATTTTAAAAACAGCCAAAAAGGGGGGTATATCAATGCAGAGCCTTACATCAGCCGATCACGCACATTTGCGGTTTCTTCGGGGGCAAGTAGATCGTTTGCAAGATGAAAGCTTTAGGCTAGATCCGCACCCTAACGTGAAGCAAGATTTGGAACGCGCCAGATCAGAATTAAAATCATTTATCTTATCACTACAAAAAGAAGGAAAGAATATTCATGGATGAAACCGTGTTAGCCGCCAAAATGAGAGAGATGGCAAAGGCAGATATGAATTACGTTAAAAGCAAAGAAAGCTGGGGGAACAACCCAAGTTGGGGCAAGGTTGAGGAATATGAAAAAACACAAAAGCAAGGCGGGCGCTTAGGAAGGCCAGATAGCTTTAAAACCAAAATCAATGAGCGTTTAGAAAAAGGTATGTCTAGGGATGAAATTGTGGCAGAATTAGGGTGCAGCCGTAATATCGTAAACCAATACATTCGCAAACGGCGCTTAGAACAGAATGCTGCGCACTCCCACGCGGCATAGATGAAGGGTTAAACCTTCTCCCCCGTCACTATCTTCTCCTTGTGTAGTGGCGGGGTTTTTCGTGGGGCCAGCAAGTTCATCACAACCCTGTCACAGTTTCCTATGAGCCAGCCCCGACTTTTGCTTATGACCAATCCTTAACAGCGAAGCAAGGGCAAGCTTTTCTTGCATATGAATTATGTCCAGATATTTCCTTGATGCTAGGAAACTTGGCGCTGTATTCCACAATTAACTCACGCAAAGCTGTTTCCTGCTCTGGTGTAAAGTTGTCCAGAAAAGCATCGTCAGCACAGCCGCCACGGCCACCCACTAGGCTCACCCCTATAGATGACTTGTTTCGGCCTCTACAGTGCGCTCCTGATCGCTCTACGGGCCTACCATAGCCCACAGACCCATCACGGTGAATGATTGCGTGATAACCAATATCAGACCAATTACGCTCCTCAACGTGCCAGCGCCTAATCTCTGCAACCACATCTTCAACAGACCGATCAGCATACCAGCTTGGATTTGTGGCAGTGCAATGAATTATAATCTCGTTTATCTTTCTCATTTGGTTAAGCCTTTCTGCTTTTCATATGTCCTAAGACCGCCAATGCCTAACATACCGCCAAGAACAGTCAAAAGCGTTCCCATGTCAAACTCTGGCAAAGGCGGGATCTCTGTTCCCGTTAAGGCTACAAAAAAAAGGGCAACAGGATTGCCAATAAAATGCCAACCAAAAGAAAGCCCGCAGATCCAGCCAATGAAAGGGCGCCAGCCACCTTTAAAAGTGCTTCCACTTGCCGCCTCTGCTGTGTTGAGTTGTATTTGAGCGAGGGCCAAGTCTTGCGCGTGTCTATCCGACATTGTAGCAATTTCGTGCGCGAGCTTTGCCTTCTCGTCAGCATCAGGAATAAACTTGTCTAAGAGGCCAGTGACCGGCGCTATTAGCTTGTCAATCATTTCTCCGAACCTAACCACACGGCAAACGCGCCCGTCATGGCCCCAGAGCAAACGCTAATCATTGCGGATTGCTGCGTTGACAAATCATCAAGGCTCATTCCCCACTCCAAAACGCGAATGTACATTACCGTCATAACGGCCATCATAATGCGCGGCATTATTTTCCAAGCTAATATCTTTTCCATAGCTATAGTCATATCAAACCTCTATGTTTATCTTGGTTCCTTGCGGTCTATCCGCTGTAGTCTTGCGACCAAACCTATCATAAGTTTCGTTTAGATCAAATCTTTGCTTTGCAAGCGCTTCTAGGTGGCTGTGGTTGGCCCTATGCTCTTTCTCTACCCTTTGCTCTACCAGATGCGTTTCTATGCGCTCACGCGATCTGGTTTGCTGGTGTATGTCCGACTGCACGTTAAACGGTGCGCTGCCTATTCCTGATACCCCGTCAGCCATTTACCACCACCCAGCGCCTAATCCTGTCAACCATGTGCCGCCCCCTATAATAGCCGCCAGCATCACAAGTAGTAATATCAACAGCAGAGTTTCAAAAAAGGCCGCTTTACGCTCTTGCTGCTTGTACAGAGTTTCCTCGCGCTCTTTCTTAATCTTACGCCGTAGCTCCACCATTTCGCGCCAAGTGCCATAGCCAAAACGATTATTCAGCATTTGCTGCAAGTCTTTCTCTTGCTCTGCCAGCTTCTTTTGGTGAATGATTATCTGCAAGGCTTCTTGCTCTACAGATCCAGACGAAAACAGTTTAGTGAAAATAGGCGGGTTCTTACGCTGCTGTTCTGCGCGGCCAAGATCCGCTGCTGCTCCATACCACTTGCCAAGCTGGCCCGCTACATCTTCTAGCTCACGGCCCGCATAAACCATTTTCTTGACAAGATTGTACGCTTGCGTAGCCCCCGCAATAGCTGTGATAGGATCTATCATGTATCTCGCCCCACGATAATGTATCCCAAGCATTTTGCATCAGGATGTATTCTGTATATTTTTGGATAATGATAATAAAATGACGGGCGCGGGCAGCGATACCGGCAAGCCTTATACATGATCCCATGCGGAAACATTCCAAAGGCAATAGATGTGAGGGCGCAAATCATGGCCCGATTATATCACATTTTACTTGACAGCTAAATTCTGAATATCGCGCCGCATTTCCTTTTGATCGTCGCGCATTTCTTTTAAAAGTTCGTGCATCATGTCTGTTTTTTGCTCAAGAAGCTTAATCTGAGATTTACTGGTCAAAAGATTGTTAATTATCCACCATGCTGATGCAGCAAAAGCACCCGCTATGGCTATTAAAAAGCCCATGTAATCTTCAATAAACTTCATTATTCGCGCCCTAATAACCATGAACCATCAGCTTGCTGTAATCACCAGAAAGTAATTTTCCTTTGACATATTCAGAAAATTCTGGAGAACCTAATTTTAATCCACTTTCTTTCAGCCACATTTCCGCAACTACAAAAGGAATTGAAGTAACGTGACGCATATCTGATTTACGGTTATGCCCGTCTATTTGTTTTTCCTTATTAAAATCTAAAATGGCACTGACATCTTGTGAACGGCTTACGATCAGCTTGTCATCTTCTGTTTTATAAGAGGTTTTTAGACTTAGGCTATCAGTCATCTTTTTTCTTCTTTGGCTTTTTAGGCTTTTCTTCTGCCCGCATAGCAAACTCTAATGACATCATTAGCTTTGCTTCTTCTGTTGAAACGTCAACGATATCGCCCATTTTTGCGCGTACACCATCAACAAACGGGCCTCTGTCAGTGATAATTTTAATTTTCATATCAACCTTCCATAAGAATAGAGGGGCATCTCTGCCCCCCTACTATGCCTTATTTAGCTTACATCAGCAATAACGCCGTGCGCTTTCTCTGAAGTAACCTGTAAACCCCACTCAGCAGAAATCAAACGGCGCTCTGACAGGCCAGTGCGAGCCAATGGCTTCTGATTAGCAGTTTGCAGGTACGCAATCTCAGCGTAGCTTGGGTCAAGCACGAACACATCACGCGAGCGAATGTGACGGGCTGGAACGATTTGCAACTCACCAAAGTCTGAGATGTAAACATCAATTGCAGCGTTCAGCTTGCTATCTTCTGCCTCTT